GCTGTCAAGATCGCCTTCAACATGGACCAGCATTTCTCGCACCTCGTTAATACGAGCCGATAAGCGAGTCGCTGTTCGCGTATTCAAGTTGAAACCATAACCACCTACAGCGGCTTCGGCTTCTAGCTCAGCGAGACGAGCTTGAAGGTACCCCATAATGTTTTCAGCAGTGATGAGGTCGTGATTTCCAATCGTGTTGTTCATGTTATTTCACGTCCTTGATCTTGAACTCGCCGGGTTTGCGGCTCGTCTTGTTTACGTGGAACAGGCGCTTCTTTTTGCCGTTCTCTAGCGTCAGCGTGACTGAACCGCGTACGGGCCACTGGTCAGCGACTCGCATCCCTACGACCGGCGAGTTGATGTGGTCACCGTTAGGGTGACCCTTTTCGCACATGGCGTATCGAGCCATGTTGCGTAGGCGCTCGTGGAAGCTAGGCAAAGCACCGCGGCGTACCGCTTCGCTGGCTACTTCCTCAGGGTGAGTGATTCTCATACTATTTCTCCTATTGTTCGTGTCACCCACAGAATCAAGTCGAACCAGATGCTCTGGTGAACTTTTACTGAGGTGATGATTGCTGCCATATAATAATCATACATACTAGGGGTAGCCCTAGCAACTCAATTCAGTAAAAACCTCAAAATAATTTGAACGTACGCAAGCAGCGCAAAGGCATGGACTACACTCGCCAACAGTGACCTTTGTGTCCAGTGCCCTACGTGGCCGGTCCTTTGGCCGCGCCATGCCCATACAGGAGGCGCGATGCCTAAATACAAAGTGACCGGTGGCGACGACGGCGAATCTGGAATTGAATTCTCAGGTAAACGCTACGAAGCTGGATCGACTGTTGAGATGCCAACCAAGAAAGCTGAATGGCTAGTTGAGATCGGCATTCTCGAAGCAAGCGGTAAAGGCAGCGTCGAACCGAAGATTGAAACACCGAAAGCTGAGGACGAATAATGCCCACATTCATTCACGGCAAAGGAACAAAGACTTATATCGACGAGTTTGACCTGAGCGATTATTTCAATGCAGCGGACAGCACGTTCTCAGTAGAAACAGCGGACATCACGGCTTTCGGTGCTTCATCACGATCATTCTTGCCCGGACTACAAACTGCGACGATGGGTCTTACTGGCCTTTGGTCCGCTGACACCGACGGCTCGGACGAGGAACTCAATGCTCTGCTCGCCAATGCAACAAGCCCTCTGTCTACGGTGGCGATTCAAGCTGGCACGATTGGCAACAGCGCCATACTCATGCAGTCCGATGAACTGACTTACAACATTTCATCTCCTGTGGCTGACGTTGTTTCTGTTTCGGCTGATTTCCAAGCAACCACCGACGGCACAACCAATTTGACCTATTCAGGCCAGAGCGGAAAGCAGCTAACCACTGGAGCTTCAATCGCTTACGGTGCGCTCGGCAATCTGTCGTCAGTTGACAACAGCGCTTCCAGCGCTAACGGCGGCTTCGCAATTCTTCACGTCCCAGCTAACACGGTTGGCGGAGGCGTGACAACAATCAAGGTTCAGCACTCAGCCGATGACGCTACGTGGGCTGACCTGATTACGTTCTCAACGGTTGCGGCATCTACCAAAACCAGTGAGTTAAAGGCGGTGTCTGGCACCGTCAACCGTTATATCCGTGCCACGGCCTCAACCGCTGGCTCATCCGGAGCGATCACATACATGTTGTCGTTCGCAAGGTTCTGAGGAGGACCATAAATGCCTACATTCGTACACGGTAAAAGTGTTGACTTTGCTCTTGACGATACGTCTGGATCAAGCCGCAACATTTCCGACACACTCAACTCTGTTGACTTCCCCGAAGTAACCGAGACGGCCGACACAACGGCCTTCGGTAGCTCGTCAAGGTCATTCATTGTAGGGTTGGAGTCCGCTACTTTTTCGATCTCCGGCCTCTGGGACGCAACTGTTGACGGTTACATTAAGGGCGGCACAGAGCCAGCCTCACGTTCTTTCATTTACGGGCCTGCTGGATCAACCGGCGGCAACGTGAAATACACCGGCGAAGCAATCTTGACGAACTATTCGATCTCGTCGCCTGTCGGTGACGTAGTGACTTACTCGGTTGACCTTCAGGTCACCGGAGCAGTAACTCGCGGAACATACTAGATCCCAACAAACAAGGAGTGACCTAAGTGTCCAGACTTGCAGACCAGATAAGAGCCGCCCACGATGTGAGCGCAGAGCTATATGACATCCCTGAATGGGATGTCACGTTAGAACTGCGTTCCATGTCGGCAAGACAGCGAGCCGCGTTTGCTTCAAACGTGGACTTCACTGCGGACGGCAACGTTCAAATGGATGGAAACCGCGTCGAACTGATGTGGGGAACTGTCATTCAAGCATGTTGTTTCGATCCTGATAACGGTGAGGCCGTTTTCGAGGCCGAAGATATTGAGTGGATGATGGAAGAAAAAAACGCCAACGTCGTTGACTCTCTCGCTAACGCCTGCCTAGCCGTGTCCGGAATGGGTGCAGACTCGGATGGTGACGCGGGAAAAGATTCCTCGGATTCCCAGACTCCAGAGGACGAGTTGCCCCTGAGCGACGCTTCTACTTCCAGTTAGCAAGAGAGCTTGGTATGCCCGTTAGTGAACTCTTAGACCGGATGACTGCGAGTGAACTAACGGAATGGGCTGCTCTGTATTCGTTGGAGAACAGCGAACGAGAGCAGGCGCAGAATCGCGCCCGAAATAAAGCGAGGATGGGCTAATGGCTGACCAAGTTGTTAGTTCAGTATCTGTTGATTTCAATGCGAAAGATGGTGTCACTGGCACGATCAATCGGATGCGTGGGCAGTTCAAGCATCTACGCAAAGACATAGACGGCACGTCAGCTAAGTTCAAACAATTCGGCTCTTCAGCGATGGCTGTCGGCAAACAAATGTCAATGAAGATGACGTTGCCGTTGGTTGCTGCTGGGGGTGCAGCGTTCAAGATGGCGTCAGATTTCGAGTCATCTATGACCAAAATTCAGAGTTTGGTAGGACGCTCTGCCGAAGAAGTCGAAGGTTTGACTAAGAGTGTCCTATCTCTGTCGGGGCAAACGGCGAGAGCGCCGCAGGAACTGGCTGAAGCGATGTTCTTTATTACTTCTGCTGGCATTGAAGGCGCTGACGCTGCAAGCGTGCTTGAAGCCTCAGCTAAAGCAGCAGCGGTTGGGTTAGGCGAAACAGCGACTATCGCTGACTTAGCCACTTCAGCCATGAACGCTTACGGCAAAGAGAACCTTAGCGCTTCAGGAGCTACCGACGTAATGGTTGCTGCGGTGCGTGAAGGTAAACTCGAAGCCTCAGAACTCGCTGGGTCAATGGGGCGTGTGCTCCCAGTTGCGTCAGCGATGGGTGTCAGTTTCAACGAAGTCGGTGCAGCGTTTGCAGCGCTATCACGTACTGGTACCAACGCAGCAGAAGCAGCCACACAAGTTCGTGGCATCATGACTTCTTTATTGAAACCCACTCAGCAAGCTGAAGAAGCGCTGGCAGGGATGGGCCTCTCATCTGAAGGGTTGCGTAAACAGATCGCTGATGAAGGGTTGCTTTCTACTCTTCAGACGTTGGCGACGGAGTTTGATGGTAACGCTGCTGCTTCGGCATCAGTGTTCGGTAACGTGCGCGCCCTTTCAGGTGTTATGGACTTAATGGGTAAAAACGTTGAAGGTACTGAAGCCATTTTTGCGAGCATGAACGACACGCTTGGTGCCACTGATAAAGCGTTTGCTGTTACATCGGAAACTGCCGAATTTAAGATGAATCAGGCTATATCTGATTTCAAGGTGGCGATGATTGCGGTAGGGCAAGAAATCATCCCTGTTGTGTTGCCGATGATTCAGACACTCGCTGAGTGGATTGGCAAGATTGTGCGAGTGTTTGGGGATCTCCCCGGCCCAATTAAAACAGGAATTGTGATTATTGGTGGGTTAGCGGCTGCGCTTGGTCCGCTGATTATCGCTGCTGGTGCCGTAGCTAGCGCAATAGGGACCTTGAAGATTGCGTTGGCTGGAATGCTTGGTCCTATCGGCTTAGCGATTGGCGCATTGTCGTTGATCACCGTCGCAATAATGAAATTCACGGCAGTCGATAAGGAAGCCAAGTCGCGTCAAGAGGAACTGAACGCAGAACTGAAAGCTGCTGGAGATCCGACAGCGTTATTAGCTGAACGCACCGCCGGATTAACTGCGGAATATGAACGGTTAGCTGGCGCAGTAGAACAAACTGACGAGGCGGTTAACACATTTAACGGTTCCAACGTGCTGCTGCAAGAACTCATCGCTGGTGATGTCCTCACCGCGTTTGAGGATCTGAATGTTGACATGACTGCGGTTAACGAGTCAGTGAAAACTGGTACTGACGAATACCAGCGACTCGCCGGAAACGCTAAACGCCTTAAAGATGACGAGGAAGCGCTTGCTCGAATCTTGGTAGATGTTGACGATGAAACACGCGCTGTTACGGGGTCGATGGCACGGCAGCTTCGTCAAGGTGAATTAACTACCGATCAGGTTTACGACATGCTGATTGCGTTAGATGAA